CGTAAGCTTAGAGTTCATAACATAATTATAAACTTCAGTTTTGTTTTGTGCCGATACCGATAATGACAACATTATTAATATTATTACCCCTATCAAAATTAAATAAGGTCTAGGGCTTATTGCTTCGTCGTTTACTTTCATGATTTAATATTTAATCATTCCAACCGCCTTAAGATATTTATACCCTTTATCGGTTATTACTATTTTTCTTGGTCTTGGTTTTTTAGTTAATCCTAATTCAATTAATATACATTCAATAGTGTATCCAGTTGCATAGCCTTGAACAACCTTATTAATCCCGTCTTTTATCATTACCCTTGGCTGTCTGTCTCCAAAGTTTGTGTTCTCAAAAGATTTATTCATTTCCTCGTCTGATACTATTTCTTCTATTTTCATAACTTTATCTTTTGCTTCGTCGTTTGGTTCTTTCATTTGGTTGGTTTAATTAAATTTGTATTTTGTTTTCTGTTAAAATTTTCTTTAATGTTGCTATCTCATCTTCTGCACCTATAATATCCCAACCATTTACATAAGTTCCGTTTTTCTGTTTATCTCTAAGGTCATTTATTTTTATCTGCTGAAATCCCAACTCCTTTTCTATTAGTTTGCGTTGATTGTTTGTTAGCTCTAATTCCATAGCTTCTATCTTTATTGTATTTGTTTTAATCTTCGTCTGACATACTTAACCCCCACATTGCACCGAGCCATAAGCCAAAAGCAAATGTAATACCTAAGTAAAATATTGATTGTTCTGTTGTCATAGGTTGTTATCTTTTATTGATTAATGTGTTTTATCTTTGGTTAGTATTGCTCTTACTGAATCAGTAGCACAAGCGTAATCATGATTAGATTCGTTATTGTTACACATTTCTAAACATTCTTTAATTTTATCATTTAAAAGTGTTACTTGTTCGTCTCTTTCTTTTAGTAGTTCTTTAATCTTGTCTACTTCTATTGCTTGATAATCTGAATTTAACCCTACACCTTCAACAGTAAAAGAATTATCATAAATAAACCTCTCCACTTCCTCGCTCTTTTCTTTTAGTTGTTTCTTTAGTTTTATTATTTCTTCCCACTCGACAACGGTTAAGCCTTTTCCGTAAGTTAATTTTTCTTGCAATTCATTTTCTCTTACTGTTCTCATATCTTTTTGTTTGTTAAGACAAATATAGAATAATATATTTAATAATGCACTATAAATATGAAATATATTTAATTAAATTTTCGTTGATTTTGAACAATTCAATGATAGCAATGGTTTGAATAGCATCACTACAGTACGTTTAGACTAATTTTTTTTACCAGTTATTTCGTCTGTTGATGGGAAAACGTCATTAATGTTCTTGCGTTTGTCGTTTACTTCTAACTTTTCAGCACTATTAAAACCAAGCATTTTGTTTAAAGACTCTAATGCTTTATGTTTATCATGTAGTTTAAACTTAACAATACGTTCAGAACCATGTTGTGTTTCTTTATCAATGTATTGTATTTCAGCAAGTGCTGCTTTTTGGTCTTCAGTCAACTTATTAAAATCAAGCTCTGTCATCCAACCATCTTTAAAATCAGTCATATTAGTGTACGCTAATTTTTTAAGTTCTAAGATGTTACGTAATGCAGTTACACCACTTAATTTAGATAAATCTTTTTGGATGTGTTCAATATATTCTTTAACGTTAACTTTTGTTAAATTAGAAGAAGCTATTTCTTTTGCAGTCTTTTCACTATACCCAGCGACTCTTGCTGCTCTTGAACCGTTGTAATCAATAACGTATTCGTGACAAAATATTTTTTGTTTTGGTGTTAAATTAAAATCCATAGTCTGTTATGGTGTTTAGTTTATTAATGTTTTTTATCAATGAATTTTCTTAATTCAATTAAATCATTATCGTTAAATATGAATTGGTCAAAGTTACCGTATCTACACTTATAACCGAAAGCGTATGTAATACCAACCCATAATCTTTTAAAAAAGCCTTTATGTGTTATTAATCGTACTTCAGTTACTAATTGTTCATCATCTTCATCATACCAAAACGTTACTTGATGGTCTAATGAGTGACAAGCACAAACGAATATTAATCTATCAGTCATCATTTTAGTTTTGAATCATACAACGGTCTTCGTATTCTTTCCGTTTCTCTAAGTCTTTAAATTCTTTATTCGACATATACACTTGATGTTTTTCGTAATCGTCTATTAGATTAGCTCTAATTAGTGTTTGTCGTGGTTCTTTTGGTTCTTTATACGGTTGTTCTTTTGGTTCTCTTGGTTTAAAAATATAATAAAGAGAAAGTAAAATAATACTAATCGTGAACATTCTTTTTTTTTGTAAATATACTAATTATTATCTACAATAGTCCAATCATTACTATTACCGTTATAATTTAATGTAACAGAACCGCAAGTAGTATCTACTTCATAGATTTCACTAAGTGTTTTATGTAGTCCTGGAGTAACAGATAATTCTTCACTAATATAACTATCCCAGCATTGACTAGTATGTTTAGCTAAACGACTTATAGACATTTTGTTTAAGCTTTGATATTGTAGTCTTCTTTGTTGTACCATAACTAACGTTTTAATGTAATGATTCTTTATTTTGCTCTGAATAGTACTTGCTACATTTTAAATACTCAATCGCTTTTTTAACTTTAAATGTATTTTCCATGTGAGATAAAGTAACAAGTGCGTTAAATAATGCATTTGATTTAGTTTCATCTTCTAATGAATGACCGTTTGTAGGCTGTAAATCAAAATGCATAAATACATCAATGTGTTCTTCCCAAACTTCTTTTCCTAATTTACTTATCATATTAATCTTCTTTTACTTTTTCTTGTCCTTCCATGTACTTATCAAATTCTTCTTGATTCATCATTACTGGTGCAACTGGTAAAGCTCCAAATGTTTCGTTGTAATATAATTCACCATTAAAGTTATCGTAAACTAATTCAGCACCTTCATTAAATGCTTCTTTGATAACAGTTGCTTCTTCTTTCTGTAACTCTAAAGCTTTTTCAGTAATATAAACACCAAGTTCACTTAATGCGTTTTTTACTTCGTCACTTGGTTCGTTAGATACTCCGATATTGTTTATAAATTCTATTAGTTGTGTGATTGGTGTTTGTTTCATATCTTATTTATTAATTCATCTGCTTTCTTAAATGCTTCTTTTAAGGCTTCTTGTCTTGTGTCTACGTCTAATTTAACAATACAACCAATAATTACTCCATTTAAGTAAAACGCATAAGTCCATCCGTAATCCATCCCAATAAATATATTCACCCCCACACTATCCAAGTACTCTAAGTAAACCCCTTGTTGCATTGAGAAGGGTAACACTTCAAATCTAATCGGTGTCTTTTTTATCCGTTTCAATCCTTTATACCACTTCTCGAAATTCTCTTTGTTCTTTCCTGTAAACATCATAATTCAGATTTATTCAATTTAAACTTCTTTTTATCATCGTTTGTATAACTGCATAACACATACGGATTAGATGTAAATGTTTCGTAATAGATGTAAATTGTTTTTTCGTTGTAAGTATGTTCAATTGGTGGTTTCATATTATTTTGTTTTTTCATCATTCTGCTCTCTGCTTTTTCGTTTGTCTAAATATTCTTTACTTGGTGTAAAGTTGTTTTCTTTATTGTGTTTATCTAAGTTGTCTAAACTTATCCAACCATTTCCCCAAACACCGAACGGACACTTTTCAGAATCTACACGTGCTTTTGATTCAGCTGGGCAAGCGCAACCGCCTTTATCATGTTTACACCAACCCGAATAAGTAATGTTGTCTTTTCTAGTAGCTGAATAGCACCCTTTACAACCCCATTCAATACGCTCGTTTTTTAGATTCTTGTTTATATCGAATAAACGGTACACATTCCCGATTAGTATTTGAACTAACTTGTTACTCAAAACATTAAGTTCCAACAAAAGTAAGCGTAACGACAAACAGCAATTAAAGCTGGTACAGCTATTGCAATAGTAATAATATACTTTGAATTTAATACTACTTTGTTTTTAAATCTAATCCAACGTTGTTTGAATTTACTTCTTTCTAGTATTTCAGCTGCTGATGGTATTTCTATTTCTGTTTGTTCTTTCATAATTCTAATGGGTTTTCATTTATTGGTTTACTTCCGTTTTCACCTTTATCATGTTTTTTAAAAGCGTTCTTTTTATTTAATGCTCCGATATAAGAATGATTTTTCTTAATTATTATTTCTCTTTTAATCTCACCACCAAATGTATAAGTAACATCTGAAAATTGAGCTTTTTTAATTTCTTTTGTTTTGTCGTTTATTTCCCAAATAGTATGATTATCATACGGAATTATCTTATCAATCAATTCGTGCTTAATTTCTTTTACTTGCTTAATCGATAATTCAGTCTTTTCTTTTGTGTCTAAACTAATTTCTTTCATAATTACAAATATAATAAATTATTAATTATAAATCCCTATTTTCTTATTTAATTTTTCTCTTAATTTCCATCGTTGCTCGTATGTCAACGGTGGTAATTTTTTAACTTCTTTTAATATGTTTCTACATACTATCTTTAAAGCTTTTAATTCTGGTATTGATAAATGTATTGTTGGATGTAATCTAACTAAATCGAATTTAATGTATTCCCATTTTTCTTTTCCGTAATATTTAATCAATTCTACATCATAACCATTTATGTTTCCACCTTTCCATTTATTACAACTTTCACAACCTAACCAGATATTAAAAAGATTAAACCGTAACGAAGCGTTTGAACCAACACTGTGATAATGACAACCGTTTTTCTTTTTCGGTGGTTTACCACACATTAAACATAGATTATCTTTGTCTATTTCTCTAGCTATTTGATTAATGATTGGTTGTAATTCTTTTTCGTGTTCTGATTTAGTTTTTAAACTTTCGTTTATTTGTTTCTTTTCTTTATTCCAGTCTTTTTGTTTTTTAATTTCTTCTTGCTCTTTTCTTACTTCGGTTAATGCTTTATAACATTCATCATTTTCAATACAAAATCTAAACTTACCTTGTTGCCAACGGTATTTCTTTACAAATTTAGTGTTATGATAAATACATCTAGGCATCTATTTTTCTTTAACATTAGTTGAAAATTCTAATTTTGGTTTTATTCTTTTACGCTTTTTCATCTTCGTGTTTTTGTAAAATATCTAATAATTCTTTTGGTGTTAAATCAAATCTATCTAACGTTTCATGTGTTCCATGTTTACCACAATCAGAAGAAAAATGTAATTGTAATACTTCTAATGCTTCACATTTCATTACTGTTAATTCTACTGTTGGGTTGTCTTTATACAATAAACTTATATCTTTTCTTTTTATATTACCGTCGTTGTCGATTTCGTCTATTTCTCCAGTAAACATATTGTGTTGTTTCATATTACATAAATTCTTGAATGTTTTCTTCTATTGATTCTTTATCAAATTTAAATATCTTAACAACAACGTCTAAAAAACGTTCGTACAACTTATCAAAATCGTTTTGTGACATACTAGCAAATGAAATTGATTTAGCTTCGTAACATTCAACGTTTTTGTGGTTTAAATATACATCATAAAATCCAGCAGCTTTCGTTAATTCTTTACGCATAAATTCTTTGTTGTCAAAAATTTCTTGATTATCAAAAACCAATTCAATTAATGCAAAAAACTTTTTATGAAAATCATAATTACGTGGTTGTTTAATTTCAGCTTGATATTGTTTACCAACTTTTAATTTCTTTGCTAATTCGTAATCTGAATTATTAGCTGGTAAGAAAGAACCGTTCATTTGTTTTATTACTGCTATCTTCATCTTAACATTAGATATTTTTCTTGTTTTCTTTTACCGTCTTTTCTTTCTTGAAGTTTACGTTCAATTAATTTATCTTCATCTTTAATAAACTGCATTCTTGTTTCACGTTCAATATCTGCTTTTATTTCTTGTAAAGAATAATCAATAAAACATTCTCTAGTGTAATTTGTATCGTGTATCACGTATTGATATTTTTCATCTTTGTGGATGAATACACATACTTTGTATTTTACTTCTTTGATGTTTTTCATAATGACCAGTGTGAAGGGTTAGCTTTAAATTTTCCAGTGTCTTTTTTACCATCTACAATCCAATCATAAAGTTCTTGAATATCTTCATAATAAGTTGTTCCAGTCGGGTCGTTATACATAATTGCCCAAACCGTTTTATCTTCATTTAATATAATTGAATAATGACACCAGTTACCTAATTTAATTCTAATTTTTCTGTTTTTATTGTCAATGCTATTAGTAATTCCTAATGATTTAACTTTTTCGTGTTGTAATAATTCTTCTATTTTCATATTGTTTTTATTTTTTTTTCATTGCTAAATAAGTTCCAATAGAGCCACCTATTAAATGGCATACTATCGGTAATAATTCAAAGTTTAACATTGCGTTAACTCCTATTGAAGTGCTAACCATCCATGTTATACCTATTCCCCATCCAGTTACTATTGCTTTAATAGTGTGCTTTTCTGTTACTGCTTTTATATTTAGAGTTCTAAAGTACAAAAAAAGAATCTGTGATAGGAGTACTATTATAGATTTAGTTATCATATTAAAACACTTCACATGATTCATCACAGCCATTAGAAGAATCTAAATCATCATCATCAAAGATACTTATTTGCCAATCGTAAACAGTAGCATCATCTTTAGCTTTCTTAAATGGTAGTTCACTTAATTTAAATAAATCATTTACGCTCCTATTCTTTCTGAAAAATCTATGAGGTGGTTTAATCTTTTTATTGTGTAGCCTATTTACAGGTGTGTACATCTCAAATTCTTCTTCCATTAATCTAGGGAAATCAAAATACTCTGGATTCTCTTTACATATTGTTAGTAGTTTATTAGTTGACTTCTTCCAGCACCATTTACAATTCCCTTGATACCCCTTTAATTTTAATCTAAAAGACTGTTGATTCCACCAAAAATTAACCATCGGCTTACTCATTGCTCTTTCAGAAACTAAAGGGTAGTAGATTTTATTTTCCTTCCATTTAGCATTAACCCTATCTATTTCATCCGACCTTATGCCTATGGCAGTGTAATAGTCTTTCCATCCAATGCTTTTCATATAACTATTCATAGGGGCTAATTTCAAATCTCTAGTACAGTAAGGTGCAGCCATGTTTGGCATTCCCAACTTTGCTATTATATCTCTAAACGGCTTACCATCTCTACTAGCAGTTTCAAAATCAACTATCTTATGCCTAACACCCTTTCTATACTCAGGGTTAACTACTGCTTCTACCCATATAAGATTCATATTAAACTCCTTGTCGCATTTCTCAACAAATTCTAGGGTCTCTTCATTCTCTTGTCCTGTATTAGCAAATACACAAACCATGTCATACTCATCTTGCTTATTATTCAATAGCCATTGAGCCATGTAGCCTGATGTTTCTCCTCCGCTAAAGGAGATAAATAATTTCTTTTTCATATCTACGCTGCTTTTAAAATTTACCAGAAGACCATCCTTCTATCTGATTTATTAAATGTACTTCATCTTCATCGAATACCTCTAAAGTAAATGTAGTGTTTTTATCTCCTATCTCTATTCGTGTGATACATTCAAAATCTAGTACTCCTTCTTCTATGAAGTCTTTTAAATCTGTTTCAAATTCACGCGCTTTATCGTTGGGTATGTGTCTTTTAATTGTCATAACTTTATACTGCTTTATAAGATGAGGGATGTCCACCTTGATTAACGAATATGTCTTTTTCTTCTGCTGTTGCATTAACCCAATCCTTACGTTGTTCTATTCCCATGCAAAACATATCAACACTAAAGAATTTATCTAATTCTTCAATTCTTCTATCCATCTTATTCCATCCAGCATAAACCGCTTGTATGTGTGGTGCTGCTCCATGTCTGTCCGTATCATATATTTCAATAGTTACATTGATAGAATCAATTGATTTACTTAATCTTTCTTGTACTGCTTTTAAAATTTCCTGATTTTTCATATTGTTTTTGTTTTTGTTTGATTAACTGGTACAAATATATATTAATATATTTAATAAACAGGTAAAAAAAACATTTATTTTAATTTATTACCGAAATTTCTTTTCTTAATTCGTTATAATAATTAAAAATCAAATCAATATTATTAACTACCATATCTTTTTTGCAATTCGTAGCAACAAATTTATTTAAATCTGAACCATAATAATTTTCATTGATTATTTTGTTTTCTATTTGTGAATGATTCTCTTTCATACAATTAAACTTTTATTTATTATCGTCTTAACTCCTTCATCTAATCTATTATTTATTAAAACAATTTTAATTTCATTGTCATTTACTTCTTCAATAAATAATCCAGTTTTTTTAATGTCGTGACACTTATATGATATTTTTTCTCCAATATTAAATTCTTTTTTATTTGTTTTTATTCTTAATCTATCGTAATTCATAATTTTAGTTTTAAAATAAGCTAATTTGATTTTAAGCTACTTCGGCCCACGCTTGTCTATTCATTTTAATAATGTCAGTATCATCTTCAGAACACTCGCCGACATACTTATATGAATAGCCAGCTCTTTTCATTAATTTTCTTCCAGAAGTATCATCTGGTGGTATTTTACCGTTTGAAGATGTTGCTTCCCAGTTTTCATTTTTTTCCATGAATTTGCCAAGACCTGGACTAACTGTTCTAACATACATTGTATGACCTTCTGTTTTATACAATGAGCATAAATAGTTAAATACTTGTGTGCCTATTCCTAGACCCTGAAAATCTGGTAAAATAACCATTCTGCTTAGTCTTCTTGTTTTTGGGTCACCAACTCCAGGAAACGGAAGAATACCGAAAAAACCAATATATTGACCGTTTAACTCAAGTAAAAACATTTCTGCTGATTTTTGCAAATCTTCTGTTAAATAATGATGCTGTTTGAATAATTTCCAAGCTTCATATCTACATCTGAATATCTGTAATTTAATTTTTGGGCGGCTACTCCGGGCCAATGACGCTCTCTCGACACGCCCTTTCAGTGGTGAATAAGTCCAATCTGGTTGCAACCACTCCATAATATCGAAATGACATGATGCGAGAATTATTTTCTTGTTTGTTCTTCTTATGTACTTTTGCAGTGCATTAGACATTGATTTAGCGACATCTCTATCAACAACAGATGTAAATTCATCAATTAGTATTACATCATTATCTTTTGCTTTAGCTACTTTATAAGCTAATTCAGCGCGATATTGTTCTCCATTCGACAATATAGAAAAAGGACGTAGCCAAGTTGGAACTGAACCAAGCCCCATCGCGGTTAATAAAAAAGTTGCTTCTTTTGGCTCTAACCAATCAAAATTACTTATTAAAGCTTTTTTTTCACTTAACACTTCGTTTTTCAACTCTCCGAACTCTTTTAATAAAGTTGTCTTACCTGTGCCAGAACCACCATAAATCACGCCTATGTTCCAGTCAAATGTTTGACAGTCTCCAAAGTTAATTGGTATTTTCACTTCGGTAGAAGTCTTGTTTTGAATATCAAAAGCCTCGTATACATATTCAGTATATTTGTCATTTATAATTTCGGTTTTTCTTTCAATGTATTTCATAATTATTTTGTTTGTGTAAATATAATAAAATATATCAACTAATCACTATTATTTTAAATTAAAATGGACTTTCTTCGTTTTGGTCTTCAAAATCATTATTATTGCTAATTCCTGATTGCGGATTATATTGTTCTAAAGTTTCTATTTCAGTAGCATCTTTAAATTTTGTAATTGTTGGATGCCAATTCATTTCGATGTCTTGTAAACCACCCGAACGATTTTTAGAAACTAATAACCAACCTTTTCCTTTTGTCGAAACACCGCCTTCTGTTTCTGTTAAACCATAGTATTCTGGTCTGTATAAAAACTGAACTACATCAGCATCTTGTTCAATTGCTCCAGATTCTCGTAAATCTGATAACATTGGTCGTTTATCTGCTCTACTTTCAACTTGTCTTGATAATTGACTTAATGCTACAACTGGAACTTTTAAATCTTTTGCTAACATTTTAAAACCACGTGCAATTGAAGATATTTCTTGTTCACGATTTCCACCTTTGATTGAATTAATTACTAATTGTAAATAATCAATAACAACCATATCAACTCCATTTCTTAAGACTTCTTTTTTACATTTTGTTTTAATTCCACTTAGTGTATAAACATCATCTATTATTTTTAGATTTGATTTATTTATTTCGTTTGTTTTCTCGTGGTATAATTCCCAATCTTTATCTGTGAATTGTCCTTTGTTGAATTTACTACTATCAATTTCAGCGTGTGAAGAAATCAATCTTTGCATTAATTCTTCCGCGCCCATTTCAAGTGAAAAGAATAATACTTTTTTGTCATGCAATACAGCAGCGTTTAATGACTCACATAAAGCATGAGCAGTTTTCCCCATCGCTGGACGTGCTGCTTTTATAATTAATTGGCTATTTTGATAACCACCAAACAAAACATCAGTTTCTTTAAAACCAGTTTCGATTCCAGTTAATCCCGTCGAAGTTGCAGCTGCTTCAATTTTCTTTGTAACTGCCTGGATTAGTTCTAAATTAGTTTTATCGATATTAGTTTCAATCAAGCTGTTTAGATTATAAGCTTCATCAACTAACATTTCATTTGTTTGTAATGGGTCTACCGAATCATTATAACCCATATCGATTAACTTATGACCTAATTCAATTTGTTTACGAGCTATTTCTTTTTGTTTTATTATCTTAACATGGTCAACAATATTTGATGTATTAGCAACTCTATCAGTTAAAGTTGATATGTAAAAAGCACCACCGCAATTTTCAAGATTGTTATTCTTTTTTAAAGTTTGTGTTATTGTCATTAAATCAATCGTTTTTTCATCTTGCCATAGTTCAACGATAGCTGAATAAATTAATCTGTTAGAATCTTTATAAAACGTTTCTGGAGTTAATAATTCTGAAATATCTATCAATACATCATTCTTGATTATAATAGAACCGATAATTACAGATTCTAATTCCACGTCTTGTGGTGGTAATTTCCCTAAATTTTTCATGATGTTTTAATATTTGCTACGTTAGTATTTTTTTGATTTCCTAAACTAACCCATTTATTAAACTGTTCTTCTCTAGTTACAAATTCTATTGTTAGATATTTATGTTTTGTTTCTATATGATATTCATCATTAAAGCAATTTTTAATAGCGGTTATAACATCTTCTTTCGTGTAACCTTCATTTAGTCTATTATTTAAATTAGTTTTTGCTTTAGCTGTAACAACTCTTATTTTTTTACCAGTTATTTTTATAAAAGTATCTTTTAACCTATCCCAATCAACGCTATTGCGTTTTGGTTCTTCTTCTTTTTCTTCTTGTTCTTCTTCTTGTTCTTCTTGTGATTCGGTATACATACCCTTTACATACTGTATCAATACTCTATCTTTAACAAGTGCAAACTCTTTATCTATAC